CTTGACGAGTTCGCTTTCATCCCGAATCACATTGCTGATGACTTCTTTGCCTCTGTTTATCCTACTATTTCTTCTGGACAGAGCACAAAGGTCATCATAGTTTCAACGCCACGTGGTATGAATCATTTCTACCGCATGTGGCATGACGCTGAACGCGGTAAGAACGAATATATTCCTACAGATGTGCATTGGTCGGAAGTGCCTGGTAGAGACGCTGCCTGGAAGGAACAAACGATTGCCAACACATCTGAACAACAGTTCAAAGTTGAGTTTGAATGTGAGTTCTTAGGGTCTGTCAATACACTGATTAATCCATCCAAACTTCGAAACTTTGTTTATGAAGACCCAATAAAACGAAATGCTGGTTTAGATGTATATGAAGAACCAAAAGAGGAAAATAATTATCTGATAACAGTTGATGTTGCCCGTGGTCTCGGTAACGACTACTCAGCATTTATAGTTTTTGATATTACTAATTTCCCATATAAAGTTGTGGCAAAATATCGAAACAATGAAATTAAACCGATGCTATTTCCAAGCATCATTTACGAGGTTGCCAAAGGATATAACGATGCTTGGTTATTGATAGAAGTTAATGACATTGGAGATCAAGTGGCAAGTATTCTCCATTTTGATCTTGAGTATGATAATGTTCTGATGTGTGCGATGAGAGGACGTGCTGGTCAAATTGTTGGTTCTGGATTCAGTGGTAAAAAGTCTCAACTGGGTGTAAGAATGACTGCAGCAGTCAAAAAGTTGGGATGCTCCAACTTAAAGACTTTGATGGAAGATGATAAGTTATTGACCGTTGATTATGATATCATATCAGAACTTACAACATTTGCACAGCGTCATAATTCTTTTGAAGCAGAAGAAGGTTGTAATGATGACTTGGCAATGTGCTTAGTTATTTTTTCTTGGTTAGTTGCTCAAGACTATTTCAAAGAAATGACGGACAATGATGTTCGTAAAAGAATCTATGAGGAACAAAAAAATCAAATAGAACAGGACATGGCACCATTTGGTTTTATTCTAGATGGTTTAGACGAAAGTACTTTTGTAGATACTGATGGAGATAGATGGCATGTTGATGAATATGGAGACCGTTCATACATGTGGGATTATATTTGATGGACTTTGACGATCAAATAGAGTTAGAACATATATTATTTTTTGATAGAAAATGTAGAATTTGTGGAAAAGTAAAAAACTTAGTCGAAGACTTTTATTTAACACATAGAGGAAGAGGAACCTTTGCATCAGCATACTCTTATGAATGCAAGGAGTGTACAAAGAAAAGAGTAATATCTAACAGGAGTTCTAAGGGGAAAAAAGTAAAGTCGGAATGGGAATATCCTGACTGGTGAGTGTTCACTGACTGTTTCCCCATTCAAAGTACTCGTTTTAATAAATAATTTCAGAATAATTCTGGATAGCACGGAGAAAAAAGATGCCGCTAAATTTAGCATCTCCTGGAATTGTAGTTAGAGAAGTTGATTTAACAGTAGGCAGAGTTGATACTGTTTCTGCCGCTATTGGTGGAATCGTAGGACCATTTGCACAGGGTCCTGTCGGATTTCCAGCAGTCATTGAAAGTGAGAACGACTTACTCCAAACTTTCGGACAACCATACTCAACAGACAAGCATTATGAGCATTGGATGGTCGCTTCATCATACTTAGCGTATGGTGGAACTTTAAGAGTTGTAAGGGCAGATGACACTGGACTTAACAATGCCTCTGCAGGAACTGGTACAACTATTAAGATTAAAAGTGATGAGCATTATAACCAGTTAGGATATGATGAGAATACCATCTCTGGTTATACAGTAGTTGCTAAGAACCCAGGAACCTGGGCAAATGGTATTAAAGTTGCACTACTTGATGCAAAAGCAGACCAAACTTTAGGAATTACAACTTCAAATGCTGTTGTTGGTTACGGAATAACTCAAGCAATTACATCAGTTTTGCCTGGTACAGGAACAACATCAGTTTTAAATGGTCATTTAAAAGGTATTATTACAGGTATTGGCGTAAGTTCTGTAGACATTAAGATCTTAAGTTATGTACCAACTGGAGGAACTGAAACTGCAGTTGATTATCAACCAGATGGCATTTATCGTTTTGCAAGTTCTGCAAATGCAACAATTACTAACAACTCAAATGTTGGTGTTGCAACAACGACAGTATCATCTCAGACAGACTGGTTTAATGCTCAGTCAATAGCACTTACAAATGGTTCAATCGCTTGGAACACTGTTGCACAAAGACCATCAACCTCTGCATATGCAGCGGCAAGAGGTGGAAGGTTTGATGAAGTTCATGTAGTTGTTATTGATGATGCTGGAACTGTTACTGGAAATGCAGGAACAATTCTTGAGAAGCATCTGAGTCTTTCTAAAGCAAAGGACGCTGAGTTTTCACTAGGTTCTCCATCATACTGGAGAAAGTATCTGGCAACAAACTCTCAGTATGTTTTTGGAGGTTCAACTCCAGTTGGCGTTGTTACCACTGGATTTGCATCCACAACTGGTTACACTCTAGCAGTTGGAACTTCTTGGGACCAAAATGCAAGTGGAGTAAACTTTGCTGTAACGGGATCGAATACCCTAACTCTTGCAAATGGCAAAAACTACGGTGGAACGGTTGCTATCACTTCAACGGGTGCTCTGACATCTGGACTTGATGATATTGTTTCTGGATATGGTTTATTTGAAAATACTGAAAACTATGAAGTAGATTTCCTTCTCATGGGATCTGCAAACTATGAAAAAGAAACTGCTCAGGCATTAGCAAATAAAGTTATTGCTGTTGCGGAAGCAAGAAAAGATGCTCTTGCATTCATTTCACCATACAGAAAGGCATTCTTGAATGATTCTTCTGTAGGAACAGTAACTGTCAATTCGGATGATACTATTACAGACAATGTAATTAGTTTCTATTCACCTATCACATCTTCAACATATGCAGTATTCGATAGTGGATACAAGTACATGTATGATAGATTCAATGATACATTTAGATATGTTCCATTGAATGGTGATATTGCTGGAACATGTGCTAGAAATGACATTTCTCAGTTCCCATGGTTCTCCCCAGCAGGAACTACTAGAGGTGCTATCCTTAATGCAGTTAAACTTTCATACAACCCAGGAAAAGTACAAAGAGACAAACTTTATTCTAATAGAATTAACCCAGTAATCTTCTCACCAGGTTCTGGTATTGTTCTCTTTGGTGATAAAACTGGATTTGGTAAGTCTTCAGCATTCGATAGAATCAACGTCCGTAGACTCTTCATCTACCTCGAAGATGCCATCGCCGCTGCAGCTAAGGATCAACTCTTTGAATTCAACGATGAGATTACAAGAACCAACTTTGTCAACATTGTAGAACCTTTCTTACGTGATGTACAAGCGAAGAGAGGTATCTATGATTATGTTGTTGTCTGTGATGAAACAAATAACACTGCTGCCGTGATCGACAACAATGAGTTTGTTGCTGACATTTACATCAAGCCAGCGAGATCAATTAACTTCATTGGTCTTACCTTTGTTGCCACCAGAACTGGTGTCTCATTTGAAGAAGTAATCGGAAACATTTAATTAACTTAGAGGTCTAAAACTATGGCAACCAGAAATCAACTAAATCCACCCCCTTTAAGGAAGATTACCGACTTCAAGAGCAAGTTGACGGGTGGCGGCGCACGTGCCAATCTATTTGAAGTTGTTATGGCATTCCCAGATGCAGCTCAACCAAACTCTGTTGTTCTTGATAAAATTAGATTCTTAGCAAAAGCAGCAAATCTTCCAGCTTCAAACGTTGCTCAAATTGAAGTTCCTTTTAGAGGAAGAGTTCTCAAAATTGCTGGAGACAGAACCTTTGATACCTGGACCATTACAGTTATCAACGACACTGACTTTGCTATTCGTTCCGCTTTCGAAAAGTGGATGAATGTAATCAACAGAGTCTCTGATAATACTGGTCTTACAAATCCAGCAGACTATCAGTCAGATGCTTATGTGTATCAACTTGATCGTAGTGGAGAAACTTTGAGACAGTATCATTTCTATGATGTGTTCCCAACTCAGGTAACTCCTATAGAACTTTCATATGATGCAAATAACTCAATTGAAGAGTTCCAGGTTGAACTTCAAGTTCAATGGTGGGAAGCAGTTAAAGGTACTTCTTCTGCTGCTGGCGGCGAAGACATTAACTAAATAGTAGATAATAAGACAGTTAACATTATACTATGGCAAAACTTTTTGGTTTTTCTATTGAGGACACAAGTCCAAAACCACCTTCAATTGTATCCCCCGTTCCTCAAACCAATGAGGACGGGGTTGATAATTATATTGCCAGCGGTTTTTATGGTCAATATATTGATATTGAAGGTGTTTATAGATCTGAACACGATTTAATCAAAAGATATAGAGAAATGGCATTGCACCCAGAGTGTGATAATGCCATTGAAGATGTTGTCAATGAAGCAATCGTCAGTGACCTATACGATTCTCCAGTAGAGATTGAACTTTCAAATTTAAATGCTAGTGATAAACTGAAGAAAAGAATAAGAGAAGAGTTTAAATATCTTAAAGAAGTTTTAGACTTTGATAAAAAGTCTCATGAGATTTTCAGAAACTGGTATGTTGATGGAAGACTTTATTATCTGAAAGTTATTGATGTAAAAAATCCACAGGAAGGAATTCAAGAACTCAGATTCATTGATCCAATGAAGATGAGATATATTCGTCAAGAAAAGAAAACCAACAAAAGAGATTTTGTTAATCTGAATAGATCCGCAGAAGAGCAAAAAGTTTTTAGTCCAGAGATTGAAGAATATTTCTTATATACTCCAACTCCAAATTATCCAACTGGAATGATTTCTGGTGGAGCATCACAAAAAGGTGCTGTAAAAATTGCTAAAGACTCTATTACATATGTAACTTCTGGTCTTGTAGATAGAAACAAGGGAACTGTTCTTTCATATCTCCATAAAGCAATTAAAGCACTCAATCAACTTCGTATGATTGAGGACTCTCTTGTTATCTACAGACTTTCAAGAGCACCAGAAAGAAGAATTTTCTATATTGATGTAGGTAATCTTCCAAAAGTAAAAGCAGAGCAATACCTCAAAGAGGTTATGTCTCGTTATCGTAACAAATTAGTTTACGATGCAGGAACTGGGGAAATTCGTGATGATCGTAAGTTCATGTCCATGCTTGAGGACTTTTGGCTTCCAAGAAGAGAGGGTGGTAGAGGAACTGAAATCACTACTCTTCCTGGCGGTCAAAATCTTGGAGAACTTTCTGATGTTGAATATTTTCAGAAAAAACTCTACAGAGCACTTGGAGTCCCAGAATCAAGAATTGCTTCTGATGGCGGATTTAACCTAGGTCGTTCTTCAGAAATTCTTAGAGATGAACTTAAGTTTTCTAAGTTTGTAGGAAGACTGAGAAAGCGTTTTGCGAACATGTTTAACGATATGCTTCGCACTCAATTAATTCTTAAAAACGTTATTACTCCAGAAGACTGGGAAATAATGAGTGATCATATCCAATATGATTTCTTATATGATAACCACTTTGCAGAATTAAAGGAATCTGAACTTATCACAAATAGACTTACAACATTATCAACAATCGAACCTTACATTGGTAAATATTATTCCAATGAATATGTTCGTAAGAAAATTCTCCGTCAGACTGATTCTGAAATTATTGAAATTGATGAGCAGATTGAGACTGAAATTAAAAAAGGTATTATACCAGATCCATCTCAAGTTGATCCAATTACTGGAGAACCACTACCACCTGCAGGTGGAGAGCAGATGACTGGATATGGCACTGAAGGTATGGGACAAGATGCCATGGGAATGGGTCAAGTTCCACAAGAACCTAATCTTGATGCTCAAGGTGCAGCGACTGACGCTCAAATGCAAAAAGATGCCAAAAAGGCAGAGATATAAATAAGTCATAGACACATATCTTATTTTTATGGAAAATCTTATCGATTTGATTGCAACTGACGCTTCTCCTGCTGAAATTAGCGATAGCATTAAAAGTGCTCTATATGCAAAAGCAGCAGAGAGAATCGATGGCGCAAGACCTATTGTAGCTTCAGCAATGTTTGATGAAAGTGAGGCAAATGAAGAAGAATACACTGAGGACCAAGAATAATGGCAGTTAAAATTGTCCAGAATGTTAATAAATTAAGCCCCACAGCTTCAGTATCATCTCAAAGTAATCCAATTTCTTTAAAAACTGGATACATTAGAGTTTCTACTGCAAGCACCGGTGCTTATGTCGCTATTGGAACAGATCCAACAGCAACAGTTAATTCTTTCCATGTTCCTCCATTTAATGTTGAGGTTTTAAAAGAAAGAATTGCGAGACAGCAAATTGCTGGTATTACTACTGGCACTACAACTGTCATTTCATTCAAAGAAAATGCAGACAATCCATTTATTGTTGGTGATTACGTAACTATTCAAGATGCTACACCAGTAGGAATTAATACAATTCATAATGCAGTCACTGCTGTAACTGATTCAACTGTCACCATACAGTTTAATAGTACATCCCTTTCCAACATTGGAGTTACTGGTTCCACTTTATCAAGAAGCGTTAAAGTTGCTGCTTTAGGTCAGAGTGCAGGAACTGAAGTAAGTATTTGCGAAGTCGTTCAACTAGTTTCCGAATAAAAACAATGAAACTCATCACAGAAGAAATTCAAAAGGTAGAATTTATTACCGAAGGAAAAGGTTCACAAAAGAAAATGTATATTGAAGGAGTTTTCCTTCAGGGTGATATTTGTAACCGCAATGGAAGAATGTATCCTATGGATACTCTTTCTCGTGAGGTAAAAAGATATACAGAAGCATTCGTAAACAAAGGTCGTGCTCTTGGAGAACTTGGTCATCCTGATGGACCTACAGTAAATCTTGATCGTGTTTCACATAAGATTGTTTCACTTACTTGTGAAGGAAATAATTTTAGAGGTAAAGCACAACTTCTGGGAACTCCTATGGGTAAGATTGCTGAATCTCTTATTAGTGAAGGAGTTACTCTTGGTGTTTCTTCTCGTGGTGTTGGTTCACTCAAGATGACCAATGAAGGTCATAAGATTGTGGGTGAAGACTTCATGCTTGCAACTGCGGCTGATATTGTAGCAGATCCTTCTGCACCTGATGCATTTGTTCAGGGAATTATGGAAGGTAAGGAGTGGGTTTGGGAAGGTGGTATTCTTCGTGAAAAACTTGCTGAGCAAACTCAAAGAAGAATCAACACTCTCGTTGATCAAAAAAGACTTGAAGAGCATAAGTTGAACTTGTTCAACGAATTCCTTTCAAATCTTTAATTTATAAATAAATATAGATTATACAAGAATCTAAGAAAAATGTCCGTTGGTAGAAATTTACAAGAAATGGAAAACGTAGTAACCAAAGGGGCTGCAGCTGCCGAACCAATGCACAACATCAACCAAAATGCTTCTGGGGTTGCTACTCCAGGACAAACCGGTGGATGGGAAGATCTCGGTGGACCTACTCCCGAAAACAGCCGTCCAGATGACGACTCAAACATGCTCAAGACTCCTGGTGCAACTCTTGCACAAGTAAAGGATGTTGTCAATGCCAGAGCAGCGGCTGCAGAGCCAATGCAGGCTGTTGCAAAAGAGGAAGTTGAGGAAGAAGAAGAACTCGTCGATGAGGAAGAAGTCGATGAGGAAGAGGAAGTAGTCGCTGAGGCTAAGCACAAGGAAGAAGAGGAAGAAGAAGAGGGAGAGGAAGAAGAAGAGGGAGAAGAAGGTGGTAAGAAAAAGAAAAAGGTAGAAGAAGAGTTTGACATTGAAGAAGATGTCAACGCTCTTCTTGCAGGTGAAGAGCTCTCTGAGGAGTTCCAAGAGAAAGCACGCACCATCTTTGAAGCAGCAATCAAATCTAAGGTTGCTGAAATCAAAGAGTCACTTCAATCTTCCTACGAGCAAGCACTTGTAGAAGAAGTTGAAGCAATT